TATGCACATCTGACAATATATTTTTATACATTGTTATTTTCTTCTTTTTGAATTTATTAAGTGGATTTAATTTCTTTTTAACCTTAACAATTTCTTCACAATACCATGGTTTACAATTGATATTGGTCGTCATATAATATGGTATAAGAATATATACTTATATAATATAACTTAAATATATATAGAAATATATATTATATGGAATACGTCAAAAGAAAAGAAGCATTGAAAACATTAGGAATATGTTATAAAACACTTTATAAAATGGCAGAAAATAAGGAAATTGATACAGTCAAAGTCGGATCAAATCAGTTATATAATGTAAATAAATATTTAAGAGAACATAAAATAACAAAGGTAGGCAGGGAAAAAATTTGTTACTGTAGAGTTTCAAGTAAAAAACAAAAGGAAGATTTAGAAAGACAAATTGAATTTATGAAAAAGAAATATCCAAATCACACAATAATAAAAGATATAGGAAGTGGATTAAACAATAAAAGAAGCGGATTATTAGAAATAATGGAAAGGGCAATAAAAGGAGAAATAGAAGAGTTGGTGGTAGCTTACAAAGATAGATTGTCAAGATTTGGTTTTGAGATGATTGAATGGTTAATAGAGAAATATTCAAATGGGAAAATAATAGTGATAAATAAAACAGAAGAGAAAACACCAACAGAAGAAATAACAAAAGACATAATATCAATAATGAATGTATATGTAGCAAAAATAAATGGATTGAGAAAATATAAAAAAGAAATAAAAACAACAATAGATGAACACAATGAAAAAGACTAAAAGTATACAAAATTCCATATTTTTAGGGTACCGAAAGAAGAGTGAAGTGAGTTCCAAAATACATGAAATCATATTCTCTAACTTGAACTCTTTCGCCAATTCGAAGTGACGCAAAGCGTCCCGCATGAATCTCTTTCAAAGCCATACTCGTCTGTGCTAATTGGTTTGCATAGACATTGAGTGAAAAAAGATATCCATTGCAGATAGCATTGATGCAGTATGTAATGGAATCATCAATGAAGAACAGATTGTCCTTTGTTGTTCCAACTTCCGCAAGAATCGCATTGAGCATCGGGATTTTGTCACCATTTGTAAGATAGGTGCCAAAGGGAATGTCTTTCGCCCCCTTTATGCCGTCAAACAAATCGCGAACTGTCAAACCATTCCATGGAATGGTTCTCAAATATCTGTCAATCTGAGTTTCGACAGCATTACTCGCGATGTAGATCTTGTACCCCTTCTCCCTCAAAGCTTGTAGAACTGTACAGATGTCTCTGAAAGAGTCATATGACTCCGTTGCAAATGCAGTTGCATAGTGTTTAGTGTAAGCAGCAACAACTTTGTCGTAAACCTCATCTTTATTGGTGACATCTAACACAGTTGTCGGAATGGAATCAAAGTCAAACGAAACAAGTAGTCCGGTTAGATAGCAAATCAAGAATCCATTTCCATCCATGTCAATTCTGTTGTAGGGATTAAGGGGTAATCCCTGAGAGTGACAAGTCGTAATTGTCTGGTCAAAATCCAGCACAACAACACGCTTGGTGTCATCAACAACGACAGGAACAGAAGCAGCCATTCTGACAGATGGGTTGAAAAGCGATAGACCAGCAAGAAAGCCTGTAAACGCTAGATAGAACCATACAAAATTAATGGACATATTAGGCAATGTACATATTCAATTTTTTAATTTTATGTATGATATTAGCTATTGAAAATTATATAATTATGTATAAAAAAATACAGAATTATATAATTTTGAATATCAGTAAAGTACAGATTCAATCAAAAAGAGATTCAGCGAACACGCAAAATATGGAGTCTGCGTAAGATGGATGGCGAATGGTAATTAATTTGCCATCTAGTCTGACACAAACATGACCCTCGACGCTTTTCTTGAAAGTCACGTAGGAACCTTCTGGTGGGTACAAAGGGCAAAAATCGAAAAGTTCAACTTCGACATCGTTGTCCATGACATAAACATGCTCTTTTCCGCCATACACGACAACTTTGCTACGTGTCCATGTTTCGTGCATTCGAAATTTTTGTGTATATCCATATCTTGGATATGGATATTTGAAGTAGCAAAGGTTGCCGATGACGTAGTCCTTGCCAACTTTCTTGGCATACAATGTGCGGGGAGTTTCCTTATCTTGCAACCACAAATGCATTTTGAGAGGAATGTATCTTTCATTATAAAGAGAAAACAGTTCACATTCACACAGCCTAGTGGTTCCAGTTTTCACTCTGACTGTTTCGTCAAATCCGATTGTCCTAAGTTTGTCATACACTATGTTTACCAAGACTGTAATTGTGCGACTCAAGTCTGACGATGTAACAGCAAATGTGAAAAGGTATCCTGCGTCAATCGCTTGCCAACATTGGTCATCGCAGTCGACGATGAAAAACATGTTGCTTTGTGTTGTTCCGACTTCTGCCATAATTTTATTAAGCATGTCGACTTTGCTGATCTCGAGATGCCTTGACGATTTTGTTTCTTTTACTGCACTGACGATACCGTCAAATAGATCGCGAATGGTACCATCTTTAAAAGAAAGTGTTCGTAGGTACCTTTCAAGTTGGCTTTGAACACCCTCGGTCACAACATAAAGTTTGACCCCCTTATTCTTTAAGGTTTGAAGTAATTCACATATCACTCCAAGGTGGCAGCGTCTCTCTCTTGTGACAGTTGACACGGCATACGTCGCAATTGTCTGGTCAAAGTCCAGTACAACACACTTGGTGTTATGAGCGACAGCAGGAACAGAAGCAGCCATTCTGACAGATGGGTTGAAAAGCACCAAACCAGTAAGTATGTAGGTGCTAGATAAATGGTTGCAGAACAATGGATATTTCAGATAATATTGATTTTCAATTTTTAAAGCGATATATAAATAAATAAAAAGATTATTGTTGACATTCTAGACGTTCACATAATCTATAAAAATCAATAATAACATTAAAATAATATTTCGTACACATATATTTATCATCACAAATGAGTTTTTCATCTGTTGTTTGACATTCCTTAATTGTATACCATGGATTCCATGGATCTCCTAATAATTCTGCATGACATATTTTGTTTAATACTTTTTCTATATCTTTATAAAACATATTATAAACAATAAGTTCAATTTTGTCGACACTCGCATTGTCACATTCAGAAAAAATATTAAGTAATCTTTTTTCAAGATCAATCATATTTTCCTTACTGGTATTTTTTGCTTCTTCACATTTTTCCAACAATACATCTTTCAATGTCTTCTTATCTTCTGCCATTTTTATTACGACATCAGACAATATTTATATTTTCAATATAATTTTCAATTTTTTATTTGTGAGAAATAATAAAATTTCCGCTAGGAATATTTTTCAATTTTTACACATTGATAATCACATATGTTCTTGATGGATTTGAACAACAATTTAAAAAATTTCTGTCTTTTTTTATTTTATATGTCATGTTCATTTTGTTCAATACATCTTTTAAAGTATCAATATGAATCAATTGTAAACCACATGCATATTTTTTATCACTGAAGTAATCATCTATTTCCTGTTGTGGTATTGACGAAGAAAAATATGTTGGATACCACTTTTTTTTAAAATCATATGTTAAACAAAATTCATCTGGTGTCATTAAAGATGACATAAGCGCAAAACTTTTTTCCTTTCTCTCTACATAAAAATTGACATAATCTAAAATTGTTTTTTCCAACATATATTTTTTATAAAAATTATTAAACATTTTGCTTTTTTGTAAATCTAACATAATTGAATTTGTATAATTATCCATATAATAGTACAACTAAATTTCCACAATTCTAAACTCATAATAGGGATTCAATACAATTTTATATCTGGGTTTTTCAAACTCTGCAATAATAGAGTCTAATATATTCCTAAATACGTCACCATCAATCATTTGCAGTTTATCAGTTGTATCAGCACATTTAATTGCAATACCTTTTCCAAATTTAACAAGCCAATATTTATCTAGTTCATATTCATTTGAAAAAACATTGTCACCATTTAATATTTTATAGAATGATTTAATCTGTTGATGCACATCTTCTGTTTTTTGTAATATATATGACTTCTCTAAAAAATCATTATAAATGTTAATTTCACCTTTCTCAAATTTCACATTCCATCTTTTAGTATCATATTCATATAAATTCATGTTCAATCTATTTATTTTAAGATGTACTTTATCATATTCCGAATTAATATAATTTAATTTTTTTTCTATGTCCATCAATTCATTTGTCAATTTGCATTTTTTATCATACAAACAATCTCTTTCAGACAAAATTGTTTCATACAAAATATTTGTCATTTCTAGGTTCATTTTAAGATCTTTATATGTCGTTAGATCTGCCATTTTTTCATAACACTTCGACATTAGCAGAATTTTCATTTTTAAATTCAATTTTTTACATATAAAAAAATGATAATATTATGAATAGGAATGTCAAAATATTATTTATCAATTAACTGCTCTAGTCGCACCAAAAATTTCTAAAAAAGACAATTATATATCCGATAAATTGAACTTGATATTTCTTGATAGTACTATCCTAGATTATACTTCGTGAATATCTCTGTATACTAAATGGACATTATATGAATAAATTTCGTTATAGCAATTAATTACTGCAATTGATCACTACAACTAACCATTTTAAGTATACATAGTTCTATAGACGTTTATCTCGCCTAAGTTTTATTGTTATTTTAACCATTTTTTTATGTAGATTCCTCTGGCGCCATTCAGATCTCTGTCTATCTTCATATTACAACTTTTACAGTCGTACACTTTACTGGCACCTAAATTATCGTCTATTGCACCGCAATTACTACACATTTTTGACGTATATCTTTCATTAATTAGACAGTAATTTACTCCTCTTGTTTTACATTTGTATTCTAACTTTTGTCTAAATTGATAATATCCCAAATTCATGACAACTTGTTTAGTTAAGGGATCCAATGTGTTCCCTTGTGTTATCCCTTTGGCACTCATATCGCCAATAAAGATATTGTTATAATTTGTTGTCAAGAAGTTTGCTAGTTTCCAGTGTAATTCATTAACGTAATTTTTTATTTTCCTGTAATATAATATTTCATTCTTTTTCTTTATTTTCTTTGGTATATTTTTGTTGTTATTTCTGTCGTTTATAATCTTTTGAAACATTCTTATTTTGTTTGCAACATTCATTCCAAATTTGTATGTTTCGTTTTTTGTTATTCCCGTCATAAATTTCCTAATTCCAGGATCTAAACTTATAAACTCTTTTCTCTGAACCGGAATTTCTTGTTCTATCTCTTCTCCAGTTAAAATTGTATATTCATCTGTCTTTTTACTGTAATGTAATGTGAAGTCAGATTGTGGTGTAAAAACAACTTTTGATACTTTATTATTACTTTTATAGAAAGCTTCAAACTTTCCAATTTTTCCAATTTTCATCACACTCTTATCAATGTCCTTTTTTTCAAACATCATGATTTTAGATGTTCTATTTTTTCTCATTCTTCTGATTCTAAAATGTTTTATATGTTTATTTCTGATCAACGATAAACAAGTCTTATAGTTTTTACATGCTAATTTTATTGCTTGATCCAAAACATGACTATCGACCTTTTCCCCTTTAATATTACAAAAATTTTTAACTCTCAATTTTCTGTTTTTTAGACATTTATCTCTGAGATATTTCCAACTGTAAACTTTTTTATTATATTTGCCTTGTCTTTTAATGACTTCCAATGCAAAATTATACATAGATGCATGGGCATCAAACCAAATATCAAGTCTTCTTCTTTGTTCTGCAGTGAATTTTACAGTATATTTTTTGCCTCTAAATAAATGTTCATCCTCTTCAAGTTCGACTCTTTGAATAGTTTTAGTGGAGTTAATATTTTTATTTTCGTATCGGAAAATATTGAACCAAGAATTTGAATCATAATTAGAAAATTGAATATTATCATCGGGAATCCAAACGTCATTATTATGCTCTAAAACATTATTCTTCATGTCATCAACATATTTCTCATATATTTTCTTTTTATTGTCTCTCATTTTATCTCTAATTCTTTTATTTTTTTTCATAAATAAAGGAATAGTTATTTCTTTAAATATAATTAAAACTAAAATTTGATATATATCAAGAAATATCAAATTTTAATGTTACTAGTTGCATCCCATCATCACAAATACAAGACAATTGTATAATAATACAGAATATATGCTAAGTATATCTGTATACCATGTTAAATCAGTCATCAAAAAAGAAAATGTCGAAACGACAATATGAAGATACAGTACTAATCCAAAAGAAATCGCAAACGACATTATGACTGTTGCAATGATGTCTACAGAAAATTTCATCATTGAAAAAAAATCATATGATATTGGAATGTTCCATGCTGGACAGTCTGTTGCTTCATTCATGTGATGATTAGAAATCACAATACAAATTGGTACTAGGATCATTATTAAAGAAGCTGGTATACTATCTGCTACTTCTTTTCTATATTGCTGACAACAAGAATACGCCTTGTATTCAATTAAAATTGTAAAAAACATAATCAGACCCATATTGTAATAATAGACCTCCGATGCGGTATCCATTTTATACGAAAAGTGAATTTTGAAGCAAAAAAGGTATTACTTCAAAAGGACAATAATAAATAAAGACACAAGGATATCTAAATATTTTATGTTTCAATTTTATTTATTGGTGTGTTTAATGAAATAATGAAGATTTCTATGACTTAAATAAAATCACATTTATTAAGGCCATTCATGAGTTCTTCAAAATCATCTTCTCGAATAAAATCACAAATGACACCCTCATTATCAAGAACAGCTACTTTACCCTTTACTGAACGTAAACCAAATCCAATTTCTCCAATAAAATGTATATTTTCTAAAGATCTGTCTGCAATAATATCTTTCCATGTATTTGCAAGTGTTTTAAGCTTAGCAATATTATCTTCTGTAAAATTAATTGTATAACGATTAGTCTTAGTGCCATAACGATTAATCCTATCTCCTGTGATAATAATATCAATTCTATCAAGCAATATGTTCCATTTACACTTAACGTCTTCCACATTCAGTTCGTTATTTTCAATAACATTTTCCACATTCAGTTCGTTATTTTCAATAGTAGGTTCTTGTTTTACTAATTTTAAAATTTTTGTCACTTGCATTCTGCATGCAAGACCAAAATTACTGATAAATTCGATTACATGTGCAGCACAAATGCAACAGCACATAATAAGAATTGCAACACCAAATACATATGCGATTTTTTCTAAAAATGCAAAATAGCTTACTTTTAATGCTGATTGGCTTGGTTTTTCAATCATTAAATATAATTCACCAAAGTTCATTTTCATAATGTCACATAATAACATGATTACAGAACCAAATACCATAAAGGCCAATGTCTGTAGCATAAGTTCACACAAGATCATAAATACATCAAGAGTGTTCTTGATAAACATTTTATTGCCATTCATAATTTTAATTCCAGAAAGAAATGAAAATAATAGCATAATAAATTCGAGTCCATAATTCATTTTAATGTCGTTCGCATAATAAACATAAAGGCTATTAAATGATGAAAGCATTTTGATTCGTTATGATATATTAAATCATTAGTATACAAACGGTTTTAAGTTCAATTTTTTTATTTATAATTCGGTCTAAAGATCGAATTATAAATAAAAAAATGATAAAATCGCGAATAGCGATTTTACAATTTTTTTATTATCAAACAATTATTAAAATTCTAATTCCATAAATATAATAATTATAAAACGTTAACGTGTTATCATTATTATATTTATTGGCGTTGCAATTTTTTATTATTTGATTTCATGTGTCAATATGAAATAAAAAAATAAAGAATGATGAATTTCACTTTAGGAATGCCACAATTTTTAATTTTATGTAAAAATATTAAATACATCGCTGATTTTTTGTCGTTTTGCAGTTTCATCAAGTATTTCTCCAATCTCAGATTCATGAAAATTTTCATCATGCACCCTCTTTAATATATTTTGGGTATATTCCATATTGTCAATTTCTCTGTTAACATTTATGATATCATTTTCTATTTCTCTCACTTTTTTTATTAATTCTCTTCTTGATTTTTTAAGTTCTTCAACAGTCAACTTAATATAATAACATTCTGCTGCAACATCAGACGAGTATTGCAGTTCCCTATAATCTTTTATCGTTTTATCAAGTTGATGAATATCGTTTTTGGTCTTTCTCCATTCTTTATTTAATGTAATTTTCTCTTGTTGGCATTTTGTAATATCTTCTTCAATAGCATCAATATCATCTTTAATTTGTGTCGGTTTATTATTTATTATATTATCTTTCTCTTCTTTGATTTTTTTGTCAATATAACAGATTTCCTTATTTAATCTTGTCTTTTCTTTCTCTAGATCTGCTAGTTTATCACCTAGTCCGGTATTCTCTGACATTTTTATAATAAATAAATAAGCTATGTCTATTTTATGTTTATATTTCAATTTTTTTATTTATAATTCGGTCTTTAGACCGAATTATAAATAAAAAAATGATAAAATCGCGAATAGCGATTTTACAATTTTAATAATTAGACAATTTTTAATTGTTATTCAGTTATGATGGAATTCCATTTTTATTTATTATGATACAATTTTATTTAAAAGTCTTTCGAATTCATATAGTTCTATGCTGTCACAAACAAGCTTACATTTGTCAAGAATATCAACAAATAGATCAACTCCACAAAAGTCAATATCTGGCAAAGAAAATATAAAATCACCAACATAATAATGCCAATTTCTTTTTTCCATATCGAATAATTCTTCTTTAATTTCATAAAATTTGTCTAGAGTTTCGTCATTGTTGGCAAATACATATCTATCATCATATTTTTCATTTATAATAATAATAATATTTTTATCAGTAAATTCTACTTTTCATGTGTCTTCCATTTTTAATATTATATATTGACGATTATGATTAGGATATTTACAAATCAATTTTTGTGTGATAAAATTTCATCTACAAGATCTATAAATTGATCCATTTCTATGCTGTCACATATATAATCATCAGCATCGTTAACAATATCAACAACAAGATAATCAATTTGCAAATCAAATATATCATATTTTTCCGGAAAACAAAACCAAAAATCGCCAACCCTAAAACTTGTTCCACGACCAAGATTTCCTAAATTATTCTTTATTTCACCAAAGTCCTCTATTGTTTCACTGTTATTCTCAAATTTATATCTAACATTTTTATATTTGTTAAACAGAATGATATAATTCTTAGTATATTTCACATTCCAAAAACATTCTTCATATTTTTTTACAAATTTCTCAAGTTCTTTTTTTTCATGTTCATGTCTTTTAATTTTATAATCAATAATGCTGTTCGAAGCTGATCTTTCTTTTTTTAATTGTTCAATTTCTTCTTCCATTTTAAGAATTTTGTTTTTAGTGCCTTGATGAACATCATGTAGTTTCTCCATTTTTAATATATGTTTGCAATTGTGATCAAAATATTATAATTTCAATATTTACAAATATGAGTAAAAATTGTAAAATATTCCTAGCGGAAATTTTATCATTTTTTTTAACTTATCTGTCAATTGACAGATAAGTTAAAAATAAAAATTGATTTATATATTCCCTAAATAATCCATAATTTAAAACATATTACACATATGTGAAGCAAAAATGGCTTTCCTACAGAAAATTTCCTTCAACCAAAAGTATCAGCCCTTGCTGCTGACAATATTAGTTATTAGTCTTGTCATTCCGATGTTTTTCAATAAAACAACAGACGGTCAGCATTATATTCCTGCCTTAGCAATGAATATATTCACCTATGTTGAATATTTCTATTTTATTCATTGTTTTCTTCAAATTAAAACTATAAGACGTCCCTTTTTTAATCTTGTTAGTTTTGAATATCATGACAATAATATTGACGAGTGTCATGTGAGAGTAAATGCTATTTTCTATTTTACTGGAATTACATTTTTTAGACATTTTAAATACATTTTTTCAACATCGTATGATCCGTCAGGGCATATTTTTGTATTGGGGTTACAGTTGGCACTTATGTTAAGATTACAAAAAAATAATATGATATTTGTGATTTTGGGATTATGGTATTATGTCATATGTGTTTTCACAGAACTTTATTATCACACATTGTTTGAAGTTTTATTGCCTTTGTTAATCATCGTTGTGTACATATTTTTATCTTACTCCATAACCTATCCAAAAGACAATACAGAAGAAGAACATCGCAAATGGATGAATGGATGTGGTTATTGCTTGATACCAACTCTGTGTTATATTGGATTTAGCATTGCAATATTAGCAGTTGATCGTTATAAATACAATTGGGTTGGGCTTATACATGACTGGATTTTGTTTTTTGTTTTGAACATGAAACGATATGAACCACCAGACTGTGAAGATTACGGGAATGGAGATGAAATCTAAATTAGCAAAGGTTAATAATAAATCATATTTATTTTGACCTTCAGAGATGGGAATTGGTTCTAAATTTTATTTAATGTTTAATTTATATGAATAATTACACTTTAGTGAATAAATATTATAAAACATATATTACACCAGATGAAAAAGATGCTTTATTTGAAAAAATAATAAATGACATGCAGAAAAATAAAACTCCTATAGAAAATCCCCTTGCTTTTTTTATTATGGGACACCCAGGATCTACAAAATCAACATTCACTAAAAATATGATAAATGATAATACAATTGTCTTAGATGTTGACATAATAAAAATGAATTATATGCCTGATTATAAAAAAAATATGAATATAGACTATAAAAAACAAGTAAGTAAATATATAAATGAAAAAGCAACATTGCATACATGGTTCTTTAAAAGAATTGTTAAATACTTTATTAAAAAAGCAAAATATAATCTAATATTTGAAAACGTGTGTTCATATTTACCATATTGTTCTAAAATGATAAAAAAGTTAAATAGATATAAATATACAATAAAATTTTATGGTTTACATATGAATGACTTTGAAAAAGTAAAAGAATATCTACATAAAAGATTTTTAGAAACTGGCAGATACATTCCTAAAACTTATATTGAAGATACATACAAATCAAATTTGGAAAGAATATATAAATTTATTGAGGAAAATCTTAAATATCTTAAACATTATGAAGTGATAATATTCTAAAGTGGAATATTTATATCTAGTGCAACAAACTCATCTGTACATCCCCTTATCCTATCTAATACAGTTACTTTATTTTTTTCTTTTTTTATTAAAGTAATTTCATCACCTTTGATGACTTTGTATTCTCCAATCTTACCTATTTCTATTTTTCCATCTTGAGTGATTTTTATATTTATATCATCATATGTCGTATAATTTATATTTTGTAGTTTTTTATTTGTTTCCAAATATGCAAAATAATAATTTTTATTATGTGTTCCATATTTTGTTAAATTTAACCATCCAAATATGTGGATTCTATGTTTGTAAACTTGACATATTAACGGGTGAATTTTATTTGTATAATTATGCAAATTATCTTTTGGATATTCAGTAAGAGAGTAATGTCCCTTAATTAAATATTTTGACACATCTTGATTTTGTGAATAGTCAATTCTGTTAAAAACTATTGTTATCATAGTGTATTATAATAGCAATAATATTTTACTTCTTAACGCTTTTTATTTTGTTTTTTTGTATCTACTTTTTTTGTATCTTTTTTCTTTTCTTCCTCGGCTCTTTGTTTTGGTCTAGATCTCGATCTAGATACTGCTCTTCCTTTTCTGTCTCTTGACAATGCCAACATTCCCTTTCTCTCTTTTGGTTTTGTTGATTTTAATTCTTTTCCCACTAATGGGACAACTTTTATCTCCTCAACCATTATTTCATCTAGTGGTTTTACATAGTTTGGCAACACAGTATAATCTATATCATTATCATTACTTTCCTCATTGTTTTGTTCATCATTAACATTATCTTGAATATCATTAATATTGTCTTGATTGGGCACATCATCCTCAACAATATTATTTTGTTTTAATAAAAATTCTTCTCTTGTTGCAACAACATCATTTGTTAGTAAAACTACATCATTTTGTTCTTCTTGTTTTGCTTGTTGTGGTTCTTCTTGATCTGCCTGCGGTGATTCTTCTATTATCTCGATAATTTCAATTATATCGCCTTCTTTCAATTTTGAATAATCTATTTCCCCATCTTCTGTGATGACTTGTTCATATATGACTTCTGAATTGTCTGCTGGAACGTCAACTTGAACTTCTGCTGGGACTTCTGCTGGGACTTCTGCTGATACTTCTGCTGGGACGTCAACTTGAACTTCTGCTGATACTTCTGCTGGGACGTCAACTTGAACTTCTGCTGATACTTCTGCTGGGACGTCAACTTGAACTTCTGCTGGAACGTCAACTTGAACTTCTGCTGATACTTCTGCTGGGACGTCAACTTGAACTTCTGCTGGAACGTCTGCTGGGACTTCTGCTGGGACGTCAACTTGAACTTCTGCTGGAACGTCTGCTGGGACTTCTGCTGGAACGTCTGCTGGGACTTCTGCTGG